GAGGCTGCCGTAACAAAAGATATGATGTCTACAAGAGGTATAGATGTTTCACGGGTATCAATTGCTGAACCCGAATCTATCGAAGACTTCAGAACAAGTGCAGTTAAAATGTTGACTAACTATATGGAACACAAAGATGCTCCACCAATGATGATGGTACTAGACTCACTAGGACAATTATCTTCTGCTAAAGAATTAGAAGATGTTGAGTCTGGTAAACCAGCAAGAGATATGACTAAAGCACAATTATTGCGTGGTACTTTCAGAGTATTATCTTTAAAACTAGCAAAAGCAAAAGTACCATTGTTAGTTACTAATCACGTATATGACGTTGTAGGTTCTTATATCCCTATGAAGGAGATGAGTGGAGGAGCTGGACTTAAATATGCAAGTTCATCTATAGCAATGTTATCTAAGAAAAAAGATAAAGATGGTACTGATGTTATTGGCAATATTATTAAAGTGCAGATGGCCAAATCTAGATTTACTCAAGAGAATAAGAGAGTTGAAGTTAAACTATCTTACAAAACTGGGTTAGATAGATATTATGGCTTATTAGATTTAGCTGAGAAGTATGATATCATTAAGAAAGTTTCAACACGATATGAAATGCCTGATGGTACCAAACTTTTCGGTAAAAATATAAATGAAGATCCCGAAAAATATTTCACGGCAGATATTATGGGAAGATTAGAAGTCGCGGCTAAAAAGGAGTTCGAATATGGCGAATCAGAAGGAAACGAAGACGGATTATCCGTCGGATCCGAATAAAACTGCATACATTACAGATAAAAATGTTATTATGTGGAAACATAAATGTCCATATGGTAAGTTTATAATTGAGTTAGCTGAAGATCAAATATGTGAATGTGGTGATAGATTAGAACCTGAAGATAAATGGACTATTAAAAAAATGATGGCTGATAGTAATAATAGATCGTAATGCATATACCTATTAAATATAGAGGATTTTTTATACCCAGGGCTATTGAAAATGATTTACTTAGTTTTGATATGATAAGAGCATATCATCACAGATTAAGTAGAGATGTTTTAGAAGAATGTAAGCATAACTGGTTACAATGGACAAATAGATTTGAGGGTGTAGATAGATTTACTAAGTGGGCTATTACACACGGTATTCATGATGCTATATTAAATCAAATTGCATATCGTTCTAAAAATGTTAAGAAATTCTTTTCATTCAAAGATGACTATAAATTTTACTTAGAGTTTTTATATCCATACAATAGTGAAACTATTACTTGGGAACAAATAGATAAGATACAAGATAATAGTTACATTCTTGTTAGTGTACCAAATACGAGAGGTTGTATTCCAGAAAATTGGAACGATTTATTAAAACAATGTGAAAGAACTAATAGTAAAATATTTTTTGATGGTGCATATTATGGTACAAGTTTCGAAACTATAGATGTAAATCATAGTGCTATTGATTGTGTAGCTTTTAGTTTAAGTAAGAATTTCTGTTTAAATAACACAAGAAGTGGTGTTATATTTGGAGATGATATTGCTTGGACTTTAACTATAGCAATGCAGAGAGAATATTATGATTATTTTTCTGTTGATATAGCAAACAAAATATTACCTAAATATGAGCCACTATACGTAACTAAACACGCCAAGAAGATACAAAAAGATATGTATGGTGATAAAGCTTGTGAAATTTGGTTTATGGTTGAAGATAAAGATCATATGGGTATAAAAACACCAAGATTGATTAATAATGAAATTAAAGATAAAGTTCAGGAGGCTATAAATGTCGGTTAAACGTGGAAGAAGTTCTGAAGTGGAACGAATAATGGTATTAATGGAAGAGATTGCAATTTTAAAAACTAAATTACAACCACACGATACAGGACATATTCATACTGCAATTAGTGTTTTAGAAGAAAGAGTAGAAGAGTTGCAACACGAATTAGAAATTAAATTGAGAGGATTACAAAGTGGCTAAAAGTAGAGGCTTTAGTGTATCAATACACGAACCAAGAAAATGCAAAACATCTATCGGTAGAGGTTTTATTTCACTCACAAAAATGAATAAGAGTAAAAGAAGATCCTTTAAAAAATACAGAGGGCAGGGCAAAGCTAGATGATATCTTATGCTGAGAGATTGAAAAAACAAGGACATTACGATCTATCGTTTGAACCCAAATCTTTCTGGGAATATAGTAGAGGTAGTCATTTAGATAAACTGATAGATGATTCTAAATCATATGATCACAATCCAGTTGCTAATCATAATGATTTTTTCAGTAAGGGTAGGGGTACTTTTTTATCAAAGTTCAATTCTGAATATGCAAAAAGAATAATTGAAATGTGGTCCAAAGAAGGTGATTTAATTATGGACCCCTTTGCAGGTAGAAGTTCTAGGCCATTAGTGTCAACTTTATTAGAAAGAAACTATGTTGGATTTGATGTTCTAAAAGATAATTTAGATGAAGCACAAGAACAATATGACACTTTGAAAAAAGATAGAGAATTAGGTAAGCTAGAGTTAATCAATTCTAGTAGTGAAAATATTGATGACTTTTTTCCAGAAAGTGTTGCTGATATGGTGATGACTTGCCCACCATATTACAATATAGAAAAGTATGATAGTGCTGATGGACAACTAACAGATATAAAAACATACGAAGACTTTTTAAAAGTGTATGAAGTTATCTTAGAGAAAACTTCTAAGGTATTAAAACCAAGTTGTTTTTTTGTAGTCGTTTTAGCAAACTTTAGAATTGATGGTAAGTTATATGATTTTAGTAGTGATACAAAAGACATACTTAAAAAGCATCTAACATTCCACGATGAAATTATTTTAGAAATGAGTCCAGCGAAAAGACACCCTCTATATAATCAATCTATCACAAATTTGAATTGTTTAAAAACTCACGAATATTGTTTAGTTTTTAGAAAGCAAGACAGTAAAGAAAACGATATCAAAAAGAATGATGACATTAATTATAATAGGCCATTAGTAAAAGATGTTCACCCAGATAAAGAGAAGTTATTTTGGACAGATAAAAAAGATTGGATTAATGAAATGTTTAATACTTCACCTAATACATTAGATAGGTTTTTAAAATGACAGTTAAATACCACACAGTTGATAATGAGAAAAGTTTCCACGATGATATGTGGTGTATTGAAATACTTGAAGGAGAGTATGAAGGTGTAATATACCAGTATGATGTTATTAATATATCTGATGATGATATGGAGAATGGTAAATTAAATTTTAGTTTTATAACAGTTGAAAATTTGAACAATTTAGACTTGACTACAGACAAATTTAAAGTTATAATAGGCGATATACTAACAGAATTAATAGAGGGATATTTCGTTGAACGAGACAAACAGGATAGAACTAGTAGTACTCAAGCATCTACTTAATGACGAAGGATATGCTAGACGTAGTTTACCATATTTAAAATCAGAATACTTTGCAGATACACAAGAAAAATTTATATATCAAGAAATAGATAAATACTTGTCACAATATAATTCTCTTCCTACTAAAGAGGCTTTACTTATAGAATTAGATAATAATTCAAAAGTATCTGATGAGAATTTTAATAAATGTTCTGGAATTATATCCGAATTAAATTCTGATGTTAATACAGATAAAGAATGGTTAATAGAAAAAACTGAAAAGTTTTGTCAAGAGAAAGCGATATACAATGCAATCATGGAGTCCATATCTATCATCGATGGCAAGGAGAAACAAGATAAAGGTAATATACCAGAACTCCTTTCCGATGCTCTTGCTGTCTCTTTTGATCCTTCAGTTGGCCACGATTTTCTGGACGATAGTGATAATCGGTGGGATTTTTATCATAGGGTTGAAGAACGTATTCCGTTTGACTTGGATTATCTCAACAAAATTACTAAAGGTGGTTTACCGAAGAAGTCACTCAACATTATCTTGGCTGGGACTGGCGTTGGCAAATCGTTAGCAATGTGTCATATGGCTTCTGCTAATCTGATAGACGGAAAGAATGTTCTGTATATCACTATGGAGATGGCTGAAGAAAAGATAGCTGAAAGAATTGATGCGAACTTACTTAATGTTACACTAGATGATTTAGGAAACTTATCTAAAGAAATGTATGATAAGAAAATAGCTAGAGTTAAAGGTAAGACAAGTGGTAAATTGATTGTTAAAGAATATCCAACTGCATCTGCACACGTTGGACATTTCAGACATTTATTTAATGAACTAAGACTAAAGAAACAATTTATACCAGATATTGTATATATTGATTATTTGAATATATGTATGTCTAGTAGAATAAGAACTGGATCAAATGTAAATTCGTACACTTTGATCAAATCGATAGCAGAAGAACTTAGAGGTTTATCGGTAGAAAAAAACGTACCTATTATGAGTGCGACACAAACAACAAGAAGTGGTTATACCAGTTCTGATTTAGGGTTAGAAGATACTTCAGAATCCTTTGGACTGCCAGCTACTGCCGATTTTATGTTTGCTATTATATCTACTGAAGAATTAGAAGAACTGGGCCAAATACTTGTTAAGCAATTGAAAAACAGGTATAACGATCCAACATCTTATAAAAGATTTGTTCTAGGAGTTGACAGAGCAAAGATGAGACTTTATGATGTTGAACAATCAGCACAAGAAGATGTAATGGATAGTCCAGCTTTTGATAATTCTGAATTTGGCGAAAGAGCCGATGAAGAAGATAAAATGAAGTGGGCAACAAAGAAATTAGGCAGAAAGGATTTTAGTGGTTTAAAGGTATGATAGATTTCAAAAACAGATATTCAGCTAGAAAGATTGGTACAAAGTTTGGTGTATATGACAAGAGAGTTAAATCAATTGTTTGGTATACAAAGAGTAAAGAAGAAAACGAATCAGTTTGTAAAAAATTGAATAATGGCTCAGGATTTCAAGGAGAGATACCAAATTTCTTCAATGAAAACAAGCACTTAACAAAGGGGTTGACAACCTAGGCCAATATGCTATATTAATCTTATGTTCATTGAGATTAATAATGCAAATAAGACAGAAGAGACTTTAATTAATGAGGCTCTTTGGTTTGCAAAAAGTAAATTACTTCCTAGACACAAGAACTTAGATATAGAAATCAACCTCAAGAAGAAACTTGATGTTGATGGTAATGTTATTGATGGTGATTACAAAAGACATTTTATCATGGAAGTTCGTAAGAGTCAAGACAAAGATGATTTACTAACAACAATTTTCCACGAGTTTACACACATAGCACAATATGTAAGGGGCAATGATATCTTTGCTCTAGATCATTGTGATGTTGATTACTTAGATAGATGGTTTGAAATAGAAGCCTTCGAAATGCAAGAAAAATTACTAACGGAGTTTGATCTTGAAAGATAGTTTAGTTTTGTCGAAAATAGCAAAAAATAAAAATATGGCGGTCCCTTTATATTTAATGATGGCTTATGCTTATTACATACAAGATGATCCATTCACTAGTGATGGTTGTTTTGATACAGTAGCTAAGATAATCTTAGATGATTGGGATAACATAGAACATAGACATAAATCATTTTTGTCTAAATCTTCATTAGAAGCTGGTACCCATTTATCGGGTTATCCATCAATAGTAGAAGGTGCAGTAGATAGTTTTAAAAAACTTGGACCATTGGGAATATAATAATGAAAACAAAACCTGAAGAAAAATACCAAAAACTCTTTGAGAAAATGTATCAGATTTGTGTAGAGAATAATTGGGGAGATCCTTTTAGTTATGCTCGTTCACGGGAAATACATTTAGCAGGATTATTAGGACATAAACTTGCAGATGATTATTCGGGTGCAGATGCTTATGATAAAGATAACAATCCTGTAGAATATAAGTCCACTATCGGTAAGATACTAACTGCAACATATAATGGAATTAGTGTACAAGATACGTGGGAAGAACAAATTAAATATTTGAAAGAAGATAAAATAGGAAAGTATAAACATCATTACTATGCTAGATATCATTTAGGTAAGGTAGTTGAAGTTTATAGATTAACGGCAGATAAAGTATTATCAATATTATTACCAGCATTAAAAAGACAATTTGAAAGTAAAAATGATAGAAAAGATCCTAGACTAGGGTTCACGATTTCTAACAGAGACATTCAAAAATATGGAGATAATTTATCAATAATATCTTAAAAAATGGTTGACAAAAAACGAATCACCTGCTATACTGTCTATAGAAAGTGAGAGAATATAATATGAAAGACATTTTTGATTATAAAAACGTAATGGGCATTCTTGCGGGTATGTCTGATAAGCAACTAGAAACACTAGCTGAAAAGTTAGTTAACAGATTTGATAAAACTGCTGACTCTTTTGATAGTTATTTAAGTGCTTATCTTCAAGATAAAGTGAAACGTGAAAACGGTGAATGGGGCCCATTCCCATTTGATTAATAAAGAGAGAGAGGTAAATAATGTCAATTAAAAATGACACACTACTTGAAGAACTTGCTCAGTTAGTATTAGTACAAAATGCTATTTTAGCCGGGCAATCTTTAACCAATTTAGAAATGGTTGAAGACACGATAACAACAGTTATCGAACAACTTGGGTTAGACTTTGACACAGCCCTTGATATTGCAAATGAAATGAATGAAATAGAAGGAGGTTCATAGAATGGACTTATTATTTTTAATGGTTGTAGCTTGTATGGTTATATCAGTTGGTTCAACTTCTGCTATCTTATACCAAACTTATAAGATAAAAGAAATTTGTAAAAAGGCTTCAAATGACATACTTGGCTAAACCTTATCTAAATAGCAATAAAGCTATAAAAGAATTTGAAGACATTGAAGATGCAGTAGCTTATCTTGAAGAAGTAACTGGATTTGAAATGTCTTTTGAAGTGGATCGCAAGAAGAAAAAGCAACTTATCAAATCTGGAATGCCTTCTCTTCAAGCGAATAAATTATCTAAATCTTACGATTGGGAATTAATCGGTAAATTAATAAGGAAGTAATATGAAAAAATTTCTATTTTTAATTGTAGCAAGTGTGCTATTAGTTGGGTGTAAGACTACGTATCTTACTTCAGATGGAGAAAAATTAATTGGCAATTCAGTTGTTGGTTGTTTAGCTGGTGCAGTTTTTCTTGATGATTGTAAAGCTGGTGCAGTTGGTGGTGCCGCTGTAACTTTATATCAAAA